ATATTTCATTCTCTGTTAAAATCTCCGATAATCTTTCAATAAATATAAAGTTATTTTGGTTTAACATCATTCCATCAAACTCAACAACAATATCATTCTCACAAATAGGGTCGTGGCGGTGAATTAAGCGAACCCTACTAGTTAAATCAAACTTTGTGTTTTTTTGTTCTTCATCAATATAATGAGTAGTTATCACACCATCATCTATGTATATTTTATCACACCAGGGTTCTAATGCTCTCAATAACTCTAAATTACAATTTTTAACCACTAACCCAACACCATATTTGTGGGGGATGATTGGTTTCATAAATTCATCGTGCTTTACAAAATGTCCCCACTTACGAATAAAATTACGAGTAGACCTAATATTTTGAGCTTCCCATTCATTTGAGTTTTGACCCGGAGTTGTAAGAGTTGGATTAAATCGTGAACCTCTACAAGTTAAGTGGAATACAGCACCTTCCCAAGTCTGAACAAATGAGTATCCGTTCAAAAGGAATCGGTTAAAAATATCGGAATCCTCTTTTGATTGTGGAGCGTATAATGGGTCGTGACCGCCAATGGATGTAAAGTCTTCTTTGAATAAAAACCAAGGAGCGAAAATACCATCGGTGGTTTTATCTTTAACTGTGGGAACGTAACTATTAAAGAACTCCATAAACCAATCCTCATTGAAGTCTTCAGGTTCAGTTGGAGCATTTTGAATTAACACCTTTTCAGGACCAGGAGGATGTAAGTCTGGTTCGATTCGTGTAAGGGAAACTACAGTTAATGGCTTAATATACTTCAGTACCGATTCAAGAGCACCGGGACATAGGTACATATCAGCGTGATAGATACCAACTATTTTTGTAGGTGCTACCTCATTAATCAACCTATCATATAAAATAGTGTGACCCAATCGTGTAGGTCCTTCGTTTCTGATAGCATGAAAGTTCGGGTCAAGTTTCATCATTTCTTGACACCATTCCCATGTACCATCATTTGAAAAATCATCAGCTACACAAATGTGTGGCTCACTTCCAGCATTTTTACGAATGGCATCATACGACCATTTTAAATATTTCAAGTTATTTCTTGATGGCTGAATAAAACTAATATCTTTTTTTGTAATCATAACGTATGTAACTTTTTAGTCATTTCGGATAGAAACGATTCTTCCGAATGATGTTGTTTATATAAATATCTACATTTATCACTCATGTCTTTATAAAAGACATTATCTGATTTTAATTTGTTTAAAAGTCGTCTGGCTGATTGTACATTGGATGGGTTTACAGACAAATCCGGATGTAAATTTACTTGAGTATCCAAATCATTATATGCTACACATGGAATTCCCAAATAAGCACAATTCATAGGGAACGTTCCCGCGCCCGTAGTTGGCATCAAATGTATAGCATACTTGAATGTCGACAACTCCTTAATCCAGTCGACCCACTCCATATATGGAAAATAGTTTATATCTTCAATCAGGTCTTCGTTTTCAATTTTCCTACCCATCGATGGAGCCCAAATTGGTATCTCCAAATCTCTGGCACAAATGTATGAATCAAAACCACCATACCATCTACAAAAATTACCGCCGATTACAACCTTCTCTTCTTTTTCTGAATATGCAACACCACTTACAAGGTCTGTAATCATAAGACTCGGAATATCCTCAACCCATTTATTGTCACCTAATATACCTTTAAAGTATGGGATGTCGGTTTTGTTCTCACTCAATAAACCATCAGCAGACGCCAATACATTGTAATGCCAGAATTGATGTTCTAACGGCATATCTTGAAATACCCAATGAGGTCCTTCTTGCATCCATAAAACTTTTTTCGAGAATCGTCTTGCCTCATTGACAACATCTATGTTTGCAATTTGTTCTCTAAAATTAGTAGACTTACCAACTAAAAGAATTGCAACATCGTATTGTTCTTCTACTTGTTGTATTTTTAACATAGGATAGTGGTCAGCTCCAAGAGCACACATCTGAGCAAACTCCACTCTCATGTTTTTATGATTTCTTGGTATCTTACCAATAAATCCCATCTCACTAAAAAATGCTATTTTTCCCATAGTTCCGTATAAGCTCGTTTTAAAAAGTACCCAGAGTTTCTACCTAAGTTATTTTGTGGAATTGCATTAAAATGGTACACCCATCCCTGTTCGTACATATTCTGTAAATCATCTGGCCACCATCCCCATCCGAAGTATAGTAAGTTTTTGCTTAACATATGATGCAGATTATATGTTGGTGGAAAAATTTTTAAGTCAATATTATGACTCTGTACTAAGTAGTTGATTGGAGTCTGATCAGTACCTAAAGAAGCTTTTTGTTTTTCCACAAATAGTGTTTTATTTGCGTAGTAAAAATCTAGAACTTTTTTAAAGAAAGGCTTGTAAACTTCGTTTACTATCTGAAAGCCTCCGTTGAAGTAAAGTCCTCTATCGAGTTTGTAATTACTAAAGACATCTTTATAATGCCTGATACTTCTACCGGTCCATTCCCAGCATCCTAAATCAAGAACTCCAACATATTTTCTTTCTGTAAATTCAAAAAAGTTAGGAGTATCAGGGTGAACTATAGTATCAGAATCCACCATTAAGATCTGATCGTACTCAATATCGTTATGTTCAAGTATGTCAAACAAGTGGTATCTCTGCCAGGGAATAGTCATTTCGTCCCAGGTATACAGCGGAGTATCCCATACTAATACTTCGGCATTATTTTTCTCAGCCCATTTTTGCCAAGACTTTACGCTGTAATGGTAAGCGTGATGTCTATTTCTCCCAGCATCAATTGCCGGAATAAATATAATATTTTTTTTCATAAATTTAACTCTTTAATATAGTTTTCTAATTCACGGCTTGGATACCAGTCTAAGATCTTATTAGCGGTACTATCCGTATTCAACGTGTGTCTTGCTTCTCCTGGTTTAGCATCTTTATATACCGGTACAATGTTGAACATTTTTGCAACTTCATTGACTGAGTGATTTTTGCCTCTACCTAGTTCAAATTCATACCCGTAAGCTTTCTTTTTCATTATTAAAATTAAAGCATCTATAATATCATCTACATGTGTAAAATCTCTTCGCTGCTCTCCATCTCCGTATACTTCACATTGAATATGATTCTGCATGTTATTAATCCAGCGTCCAATAAGAGTAGTGTAGCCACCTTCTAGTAGCTGATACGGACCGTATACGTTGTAGAATCTGGCAATAGATGCTGATAATTTAAAATGAGTTTGATATAACTGTATAATATCCTCTCCTAAATCTTTAGAGAATGTGTATGGGTTTTTAAATCTACCGCTGTGTTTAGATGATGAACCTGCGTAAATCAAAGGAATGTCAGTCTTAACACAAAACTTAACCACTTCATATGTTCCGTTAAAGTTTGTATCAATATACTCTTCAGGTCGTTCAAAAGATGGTCCAATTCTTGCAATAGCAGCCAAGTGAAATACAACATCAAAATCTTTATCCATAGTGGATATATTTTGAATATCACCGACCCAATAACGACACCCCTCTATCTCGTTGGATTTTAAACCGGTTGAGTAATTGTCTAATGATTGGATTTCGTGTCCATCTTTTAATAATCTTTTGATGAGGTTTGTTCCTACAAAACCAGCACCACCCGTAACTAATACTTTCATTTTATCCAATAATACTTTCATTTTATCCAATACCCTTCCACGTTGCTCCATTTGTAGTGTAGTAATGGTTTACTTCTATGGTGGGTGTATATAAATAGTTTTTACCAAGCTTTATAATATCATCTGCCCAGTATCTATCTTCCTTTCCAGGAAGAGTTTCATCAAAAAGATAATTGGTCAATATTTCTTTTGTATAAAAGCAAAACGCATTATGTAAAAATGGTCGGTCTTCTAATTTAGAATACATATTAATTTCTTCATTATCACCAAAATGAGACCAAATGTATCTTTTACTAATTTTCTTACCTCTATAAATTGGAGTTTGTTTTCCAAAAATAGCAACATACTTTTTCAATTCAGTATCAACATACTGCAAATTTAATTTGGTTATTTGTGAATGTGCTGACAATACTAATATAATATCATACTTTGAATTTTTAACTCCAAAATTTATTGCTTTTCCCGGTGTATAATCATCTATGGTAACTACTCTAATATCACCACGATTGTTAAACAACTTTACAACATCCAACGAATCATCAGTAGAATGGTCATCAATTACAATTATTTCAGCATTAGGAATAAAATCTAAAACTGATTGAATAGCAAACCCAATATACTGATGTTCATTGTGGTTTCTAATAATTACACTAACCATTGAATCTACCTGAATAATTGTTTCTTGAATCCAATTCACTCTCTTGAAAGTCATCTCCGTGATAAATTAACATTTCATCTCTCATTTTGATGTAGTCCGTTAAGTCTTTCATTTGATGTGGTAGAACTGCAAATTTATTATCACGACCCGGTAAATCATTATCAATAGTAAAGTGTTTTTCAATTACTTCAGCACCCTCACCAATTGCAACTTTAGCAGACTCCACACCTTCAATATGGTCAGAATATCCAACAGGAAATCCAATAGACTTTAAAGTATTCATTCGTTGTAAATTCGCCATATGTGGTTTACACGGATATGTAGAAACACAATGTAGTATATACAAATCAGCTAATTCTATAACAGAAGTGTTTTTCTCAATCTCATCAAATGTGGATGTACCCGTTGACATAAAAATTGTATTAAAGTTTTCATTACAATACTTAATGAGTTCGTGATTACGAGATTCAAAACTTGGAATCTTCACATCTACTACACCAAGCTCCACTAACAATTCTGCGTCTTTGATGCTGAACACACTTGATAGAAACTTGATACCAACTTCATTACAATAATTGATAAGTTCAATGTGTCTTTCTCGTGTGAGTTCGGCTTTTTCGTAAATTTCTCTACGACCATCTTCATCCCAAATGCCAGGTTTGAGTCTTTCAACGGACCAGCTTTGAAACTTTGCGTAGGTAGCTCCACTTTTTTTCGCGGCCAAAATCATTTTTTTAGCCAACTCCATATCACCGCCGTGATTCCATCCAATTTCTGCAATTACTTTAACCATAGTTGATCGTTTTTTCCTAAATGACATTTATATGTAAATCCAAGTTTTTTAAGATTTTCTTCAGTTTTTTTGTTCATACCAAAATCATCTTTGTAAACCAATTCAATTAGAACTGCTTTGGTTTCTGAAAAGAAATCTTCACATTCCAATATGTGTGCTTCGGCTCCTTCCACATCTATTTTAACAATATGTGGTCTTATAGTTTCATTGTTTGCGTTTTTAAATGGAACACTAATTGAATTTTCTTTGTTAAATATTCCATATGTTCCATTATTTGACTTACCATCTGAACGCATTCCTATTGTAAACTCACCATCAGAATTAAACAATCCATATTCGTGTATAGTAAATCGTGTATCTTCTAACTTCCGTAATTCATTTAAATTGTCCGGCTGTGGTTCATATGCGTGAAGTTCACATTCAGAATATATTTCCAAAAATGATTCAGAAAAATATCCAATATTAGCACCAATGTCGGCTATAATAAGCTTTGGTTGGTTTATTTGAACTTTTTGGTTCAACTCTTTAATTTGTCTTAAAGCACTATCCTTTAAAACGGACTTCATATCTTTTGTATATAAACTCATTTCAACTTTTCTTTTACTAATTGTAAATCGGATTCGTAATGAACATCCACTGCGTCATCCTTAATACAACCTAATCTCTTACTTACTTGACCTGAATACAAATAGTCATACTTAAATATACGAACAGAACCACTTCGTTTGTAACTTGGATTTACCGTAATCAAATCATCATATTTGTTTTCAATCATATAATCAATACACTCATCAAGAGTATGAGACCTATTTGGATTGTCAGGTTGAAGCCCCACTACGAGGTCATATTGGTCATCTCTTTTTTTTCTTACAACATCCAAGTAGACATCAACTACTTCAGTATCACCACATAAATTAGCGTTTCGTAAATCAAATCCAACACTATAATGTTCACAAATTGATTTTACTTCATCGCTTTCAGAGGATACGATTATGGTAATATCGCGTTTACTTTCATTTGCATAATCTACTGAATGTAGGAACATAGGTTTACCATTCAAGTCACGAATGTTTTTCTTTTCCAATCGTGTTGAGTCAAGTTTGGTTGGAATAATTACTAATACTTTCATAATTTAATAAACCAACCATTTTGTTTTAATTTTTCTTTAACTTCTTCAATATTATTAGTTCCGAATTTTCTTATATTACCATCTTTTTTAAATGGTTCTATGAAAGCAATTGGAAATAATTCTTTGATTACCTCTTCTTGGTTTTGAAATTTATTTTCAGTATCAAATTTTTCTTGAATAAAAAATGCATTGTTTGAAGAAGGGTCTCCGTGTTGATTTTGTTTCATAACGTGAACCAACCGATATCCATATTGTGAAAATAATTTAACAAGACCATACAAACTAACACCATAATTTGAACTATATGATGTTTCTGAATCCGCCTTTTGAGTATTTTCACGATACACTTTGGTATAGGCCTCATCATATGACCAGATTGGATTAAATTCCGCAATTATAACATTTGATTTGTAACCACCCTTTAAAAGAGATTTCATAACCCAGTAATCCATATTATCAATATCAACTGAAATATAGTCTATGTTTTTTGGACATTCATATTTTTTTAAAAGTTCAGTTATATTGTTTTCCGTAATCCAAACTTTTGTAATTTCCTTATCATTGTATTTGTTATCACCATCTAATAAAAGACCTGAAATGTTATACTTTTCCATAATTGGAACAATATTAGATGCTTTTTTAGAAAAAGCACCAATGTCCAAAGTGTAGTTATGTTCTATTCCAATATTTTCAAAAATGTGTAAAGCCACTCCTTGATTTCCATCTTCGGTTGGGCTTCCATTATTGGAGTGGTGACCCCCAATTAATCCTTCGTATTGTTGTAAGTTATCTAAAAAATACATAAGTTTCCTTTTTTATAGTTTATTTATAGCCCACTTATAGGCCTTTTCTTGTCCTTGAATTGTCATACCCCCAATATGAGGTGTAAATATACAATTTAATTTTGAATTATCCAAATTAAAAAATGGTGATTTTGAAATATCTCCAAATTCATCTTCAATTACATCAGCACCATATCCCCAAAGCTTCCGCTCTTTTAGTGCTGTGACCACATCAGATTCATTTACAATTTCACCACGAGATGTGTTCACCAAGAATTTAACATTACGAGAAAGTAAATCATAATCAATCATATATTTTGTTTCATCACTAACATGAACGTGAAGTGATACCGCATCACATATCTGAAATAAGTCTTCTAATTCTCTGACATTTGATTCATCTGAATATGGGTCGTAGATATATAATTGGGCGTCAAATGCTCTACAATACTTTGCCATCATTTTACCCAATCTACCATATCCAACAATACCAACTTTAAAATCTTTCATTTGTTGACCCAAAAAGGGTAGGTAGTCCCAAGTTTTATTTTCCTTGGTAATGTTATTTGACAATGTGATGTTTCTCATTAAGTCAAGAAGAAGACCAAATGCAAGTTCTGATGTTGATGGTAGTTGGTTGATTAGTTCATAATCTTTTGTCAAAGAATATATTTTTATTCCTACCGATTCACAATAATCAACATCAATGTGATTCATACCCGTAGAGCAGGTATTGATTAAGGATACATTTGTTCCGTTCAATAACTCTTCATCAATTTTATAAGTTTGTTGATTCGGATTACATAATATTACATCTATACTTTTATTTAGTAATAAATCCCTAACCTCTGATTTAGATCCCTCTTCTAACAAAAACACATTACCTTTTTCTGATAATAGTTGTAAGACACCATTCAAATGTTTTACGGGTGTAACCACAGCTATTTTCATAACTCAAAAGTTTTTAAAGGACCTTTTTTGTAGTCGTGATGATAAAAGTCGTGTATTAATCCACTCGTGTACCTTTCCGTTGGGAATGTATTTTTTACACTATCACGCTCCCATCCCCAAGTATTTTTCCAATATACAAAATGTGGACCATAATCTCCAAAGTGTTTTGAGTCTCCAAGTTGTGCTGCTTTTGCTGATTTAATTGGAACTTTACCCTCTTTGATGTGTTGGTCGTGCCAGATTTGTAGGAATGGTATAGTTACATTGTAAACACTTTGATTCAAAAACTGAATACAAATGTCATCAAAAGCACAAAACAAATGATAATTGTCGGTGACCTTAATGTATTTTTTGAATAGTTCCACATTTATAGCCAGACCCATATCCACAGGCGATTCAACTGCAATAGCACGAGTACCACCCCACACTTCCCAATCAAGTTTCATATCAGGAGTTCTATACCAACCACCACGACCTGGCAAAGATGTTAATGGAGACCTACCTAACATACCACATTGAGTTTCGGTAATTGTTTTTTGATTATTTACACCACATTGTGGTCCAATAATATTAAATCCAACAATCCCAAAATTGTCTAATTTGTTGGAATTTACGATTGATTCAAACTTTGAAAAAAAGTCATTTGTTAAAATATGAGAATCGTGAGTCATCCAAACAACATACTTGATATTCATATTAATTGAATCCAAGTGGTCAATCATAGTTTGCGTTGCGTTTTGTAATCCTCTGGCCTTATTTAGAATAAAAGGAATGTTATATTTTTCACAAACGGATTTTCCAAGAAAAATTTCATCTTCATCTGAAAAGTCATCTACATTTACAAAGTAGTATCCATTTGTGTGATGTTGATTTCTATTAATAAAATCTTCTAACAACGAATAGTTGTTTCTTGAAGACAAAAAGATTGCTATGTTTTTCATTTTTCCAAAATTACATCAGATGGTTGTACTCCCCAACAACATAAGAATAATTCACATGATCTATCGACTACGGTTGTATCTCGCATTTCATATTGTGCAATACGCATCAATGCTTGGTCGTTAATTCTAGATTTACCTATTAATGAATTTGCAATTTCCAATTGTTGTTTTAAACTAGTTGTTTTTCCAAATCCACCACCTGAATTCATGTATCGCCATGGTGATTTAAATGTGTCATCATGTTGTATAACTTCATTGAGTTTGTTATCAATATCCGGTACGGATCCATGTTTACTGTTTAACCATTTGCCATGAGATGTTGTTGGATAGTTATTCTTCTCAGCATTCCAAACGAAATCATATTCACCATAAACCTTTTTGAATTTTTCAAAAAATACATCAGGACTTTCAACAAAAAATACATCACTATTATCACACCAAAAAACATATTCAGTTTTGATTAACCCCTGATTAATTGCTTTCAAGGTTTCGGTTATCTTTTGTTGACTTCCCTTCCAAAACCCATCGGTTGGTTTCCATTCTAAATTTAAAACATTAAATCCATATTGTTTTCCAGACTCTTCAAATATAGTGCTTTTACCAGCAATACTCCCACCCTTCCAACTGATAAAAGTATAGTCTTTTTGGATTGGGTGATGTTTTGTTTGAAATTGTAATTTTTCAATTTCTTTGTATAAATCACCTTGTTTTCCCGTACCATTTCCGTGAATCAAAATTGGTGATGTATTATGTTCTTTTACTATTAGTTTCATTTTAATGCCAAATTATTTTTGTTATTACACCCTCATAGTCTACAAGAATCCTATCAGGTCCACCTTTAATCGCGTTTCCAAAGTTATATCCGGATTCGTGACCTATAAATTTTACAATCTCCAACACATTAGAGTTTACAGCAAGGGTTACAGCTTCTTTAATACCAGGATTTATAGTTGAACCATAATCATCAAATAACAAATAACACTCCGTATCACAATTCATTCGTGTAATCCGATTTATATCATATACAAGTTCTTCATATTTGTGACCACCGTCAACAAAAAACATAGAGACCATATCATCTATTGGTAAAACTTCATTTGTATAAAGATTAAAATTTGATATATAGTTTATGTTTGTTCTATCTGAATTTAAACGCATAGCTTCTGCGTTGTCTTGGTAATTAACAGTGTGAACTTTACTAAACAAATAAGACAAAACTCGTGAGGTCTGACCTTTATGAGTTCCAAACTCAACTGCAACTTTATCATCAAATCCTTGGAAAAACTCCCAAACATCTGATTTAAATTTAAATGAAGTGGTGCTTAGATTTTGAGTTTTATCTTCACCAATTTCATTTAATACTTCAATTATACTTTTCATAACAATTTTTTAATTTCATCTAACATCAGAATTGTACTATTGAATTTCAATCCGCCAGCGATGGTATTATTTATAAATTCTTCTTTTTTTGTATACTCTCTTAAATATGATTTGAAATCTTTATTAATATCAAACAAACCATCATAGTCATAAAAATTTGATACTTGACCACTATGATTTATTAAAACTGTGGGTATACCAAGTTGTATAGGTTTGAATGCAAGAGTTGAGGGTGCTGATATTACTATTTTACTTTCTGATATGAGTTGGTTATCATTTTCAACATCTACTAATATACGATAATTTAATGAATCGGGCAATATGTCTTCAAGATATTTTACATTATGTTTAAATCCACCTTCATCAGCTCTACTTTTGAGTTTTATTACCACCGGTAAATTATATTCGTGTTGTAAAGACAATAGGTCTATTTTATCAAAAAGCTTTTCTCCAAAATTTATTTTAAATGGAGATACACGATTTGCTAAAAAGTTTACAATTATCAAAATATGTTTTTTTTCAAAGTTTTGATAATTTATTAACTCATCATTTGATGGTATCCCTATTGGAATACAATAATCAAATTGACATTCCTTTTTACCAAAAACAAAACATTTATCAAATACAGTTTTGTATCCTTCTATTAGATATGGGTTATCGCCATTTCCGTGGGTACACGCCAACATCTGACATTTTTTGTTTTTATATATTTTGTTTAGAGCTGTTTTAGATGATAGTCTATTATCATCTGAAATAATTAAATCATATTTTGAACTATCACATTCATTGTTGAACACTTGACTAAAATATTCACCATAGAATTTATCAAAATATAATCTTAAATCATTATCACCGATCCATTTGTGAGATGGTGACATCTGATACACTTTTAATAAATCCAACTGATACTTTTTCGCAAGATGGGGTATGATTGGATAAATCCGTTCACCGACCCTATATTGTGAAGTTATGAATAATATTTTTTTCATTGATACATCCTATGAATCTTAAACATCTCAACATACTTAATACCTCTACGAGAGCATTGGTAATTTGTATGAAAATCTTGAACTACTTCATCAGTAAAGTACAAATGCTTTCTCTGACTTTCAAAATTATCAAATTGTTTAATTTTCTCTTCTAAATATTCAGTCACATCTACAAATACATTTGGAATCCAAGTATCTAACGTGGATGGGGTTCTATAATCTACCACACTTATGGCGTGTCTTCTGCAAGCAGCCATTCCCACATTATTTATTTTTTTGTGGTCGTGGTGAGTGTCTTCTTCAGGTGGAAGTAAAATCAAATCATATAAAGATATGTCGTGGGTTGTTTCAATCTTATTAACCAAAAAATCATATGGAATGTTAATAGTATGGTCTTCTGATAAAAACGAACCGTTTACATTCGGTAAAGAACTCCAAATATTCATACACTCTTGGTGGCGATTTCTACTTGATGATGTATCAAATTTTCCACCAATTGAAATGGTTATAATATCAAATTGGGTATCTTGAAACTTATACATACTTGCCAAAGCCCCATACTCAATATCATCCGGATGCGGTGATAGACACAATACTCTATCTGCGTTTAAAAACTTAGCCATTTTATTTTTTTCCTTTATGTCCACTAATCATTTTAAAATAGTCGTTATTTCTAACATCACCTTCAAGGTAATCAATCTTAAAATTATTCTTCCACTCTACATAGTTTAAACTCATTTGGTCTCTACGAGAGTGATATTTCATTTCAATCCACCAATCTTCATCTACCTTTATACAAGATGGGTCATTATGTTTTCTGATAACAACGCTTGTCTCGGCTAATCCAAAATTTGATGGAAATCCTTCCGATTTGTATTTTTGTGCTTGAGCTACAATTACCGATGGATTATCTTTATAGTTTTTGGTTCTACGGTCCGGAGTTCTTGACATATTTTCTTTACCAAGTTGTAAAATAGCTTCGGCTTCTTGGTAAATACAATTTCTTTTATCAAAACATTTCATATGGTCGTATGTCTGAAATACCTTGTCATTAAACAATGGATTTAAGTCCTTTAACATTAACATATTACCATCCATCCACACGGAATATTCATAATGTGGTAAATATCGGTGTGGTAAGGCTTTATACTTTCTGGCGTTTCGTGTAGGGTCATCATATACTTTATTAACCTTTACAACTTTCCAAAAATCAGATTCAAATTCGTGGTCAGTAAAACAAATATAATCTACATTATTAGATGTATATTGTGGAGATGGTAGTTCATCATACTTTCCAAAAATTGCGGTGTAAACTACTGCTTTTTTCATAGATAAAATTCACTTCTAATAAAGTTTGACCCAAGGTTTGGTCTTGCAATTGTAAATGTAGGTGCGTAATTTGAAATAGTATCATTAACACCGGTCTGATTACCCACATTGAATTTGGCTTGTGTTTTGATATATAACTGAATACGAATATCAATGTGTCTCATATCTAAAGCCCTCTTAAAATTTAAACCAACATCATACGATTTACTCCAATAAAACATAGGTAAGTTATACTCATCAAGTTTTTGTTGAATTTTTTCAATACCAACTCCATCAAATTTGTTAGAAATCAAAAGAGTTCCAAAATCACCACTACAATGGTTCTTGATTATATTGTCACCAAACTCACGTTCTTGGTCGGTAAAATAAATCTCGGGCTCAATGTTTGTATAATCATCAAATTGCCAGAATCGTAAAATTTGCTCTAAAAGGGGAACTTCTTCTAAACCATCATAAATACGATAGTGGTCATTAAATACATCACCCTCAAACGAGTCAATAAACCCATCTACATATGGGTTATTATCAAAGATGGTATGAACCACCTCAAAGGGGTCTTCCCAAGACGACCAGTTAGATTCTAAATCACCAAACATTTCACGAAGTAATTTTGGAGATGGTATCCAAACCTTACATTGTGAATATTTTTCTTTTAGTTTTCGTGGAAATGCTGAAATAATTCCCCAATCACCCACACCAAAACAAGTTCGTAAAATTACAAAATTTTGGTCTTGAAGATACTCATCGGGTATAAATGAGGGGTCATCTATTGAAAACCCAAGTTTACCAACTTCACCTACGTTATAAACTTTATTGTTATATGTTCTCCAAAAAATCATTCCGAAACCGCCCTTCCTTTCATTTTTTCCCAATCTCTTTCAGGTCTAACCTCAAGATTGGTTTTCCATCCACCTTCAATCGTATTCATATTTACATTGTGTTCTTTTGCAAATGAAATCAATGCGTTTACATCTTTTGGAAAACAAGTTCCACCATATCCCAATCTACCATCCGGACCCGGAACGTGAAGATGTGAATCACCAATACGACCATCGGAGGCAAATCCGTAAAGTGCATCATTCCAATTGACACCAATTTCCACACCCAAACGATAAAACTCATTCATCACAGCAACTTTGGTAGCAAAGAATGTATTGTTCATATACTTGATATATTCCGCTGTTGTAGAGTCCGTATGGATGATATGTCGGTTCATAAATCTTTGATTAAATAACTCCTCTACTCTTTTAGTCAAAGATTCTTCACCACCAAAGATAATTCGTGCTTGAGTCAACATATCCAACTTCGCAGTTCGTTCGGTCAAAAACTCCGGACAAAATACAATGTCGTATCCATACTTTTCTACAAGACCTTTTGTCGTGCCAGGCAAGACCGTGGACTTGATAATAAAGATAGTATCCTCTTTTGGTGTAATAGATTCAAAGAATTTCTCAATAAATGAAATATCTTGTGAACCATCCATTTTCATAGGAGTGGGAAGAGCTACAAAGATAAACTCTTGTTCAAGGGTCTCCTCAAGAGTATGAGTAGCCCTCAAAGGGTCAATGTCGTAAACACGAACATCTGCGGTTGGGGAGAACGCAAACGCTTGAGATTCTCCAACAAACCCATTACCTATAATTCCAACTTTATAGCGAATCATAATAATTATTTTGTTTTTCTTGTCTTTCAATTGTTTTGGGGTGATACAAAGCCCACTCTTCTTCCATAGGAAGGTAAGCGAATTGTTTATGCCCATCAAGTCTTTCGTGTACTTTATTTATCCATTTTATTTCAGAGGTGTTTCTATAAATACGGGTTTGGAAATCAGGCCAATTCACCCACTCTTTTTCGTTTACATTCCATCCCCACTTTTGAATATGTTGGGGTGTTAAACCTTCTACAGTGTTTACTCTTGGAACAGCATATAAATCAACTGCTGAATTATTTTCTAACATATATGGTAATTGCAAAATAAGATTTTCATGTGGTAATTCATCCGCATCAATTTGAAAGATGTAATCACCACTACAAAGAGAATTTAAATGGTTCTTATGGTCTGCAAAATGATTATCAAAATCCCTACTATACCACTTATACCAGTCCAGTAAGGAGTAGGCTTTGAGTATATCCAATACTTTAGATGTTCCATTTTTAGAATCAAAAAGAACAACAATCTCATCTTCTTCTCGCTTTTTTTCTAAAAGGAATCCAAGCAATTTTTGGATTTCTACTTCTTCATTTTTGACTGTTATTCCGTAACTTATTTTCATTTCTTTCTTGCTCGTTTGTTTTTTGCTCTGCTTCTCTTACATTCTTTGGTTCTACCATATCAACAGGTTTGTATTTGTAATTATAAACTATTGCTGACCTGATGTTTTTCCATATAAAAGTTCTATATCCCTCTTGCAATAGTTTGTTTCTAATTTTTGCGGTATATATCCCCTTTGATGCTTCATTAAACTCTAACTTTGTTAATCCTAATTTTTTAACTCTTACTGATTCGGATATCACTTCCGGAAACTCTTTTGATAATCGTTCAAATATTTGAGGTTTTAAATAGTTTAAATCTAAACAATGAAAGTAATTTTTGAATCTTGGTTCTAAAACAAGTACCCAATAGTAATTCAATTCACCATTTACTTTTTCATACTGAAGCTTTGCTACCATACCCCTCTCCAAATACATTTTGTTTAGAGGTTGTGCATCACTCAATCTAGCTAAGTGTTGATTTACGAATGACTTTTTAACCGGCATCTACTTTCCTTAATTCAGGTAATTTTATTTTTGGTAGTTCGTTTACTTCGCCAACTTTTTTGAGTTTTGGTAATTCAATCTTTTTAAGAGTTGGTAGCTTTAAACCAACTTGTTGTGGTGCAGAATCAGCTCCCCACTTATCTAAGTATTCGGATAACTTTTGGGTCATTTTATCAAAGGTAAAGTTATCTTTTGCATACTTACGATTCTTTCTGGATAGTTCTAAATACTTATTGTAATTTTCGTAGATATCTTTCATATACCCAGCTGCTTCACTTATATTAATATTGAACCATTTAGAACCTTTAATTAACCAATCGTTTACTGCTGATTGATGTATTTCTTCTAACTCACCATTAACTAACATATTAAAACCATTATCCAAAAAGTCCATATGGCCACTCCACTTTGGAGCAATAATTGGTTTACCACTTATCATTGCTTCTAATAGGGGTCTGCCAAATCCTTCACCCTTTGTGAATGATACATGCGCTTTAACCTTTGTATGGTTGTATAGGGAGTTCATTTCAATATCTGATAAATCACCACTCAATAAATAAATATTAGGTAATTTTGATTCCCCACTTTCTTTTCGGACTTGGTCTTTCAACAATTCAATTCTTTTTCGTATCTCATGCGTATCTACATACGAAGGAGCCATCAAATTTGTTTTTAGAATAAGAGCCGGTGGGTTCTTCTTACCTTTAAATGATTGTAGAAAGGTATATATCATCGCACATACATTCTTACGGTCTTGCCCACATTCGCCAGGCAACCAATGTCCTACGAATAGAAAGCAAAACTCTTCTGAAACATCACTCAATACATCTTTTACCGATTGTTCAACAGGCAGTTTATTATCGTATATCTGCTCATCAAATCCTTCAAAAAGAACCTCAACAGGTTTTGTTAATCCTAACTCACCAACTTTTTGTTGGGTTTTTTCATCCTGCATATCATACTTTACTTCCAACCCAGATTTGGCGTGTTTGGATGATACCAATGTTAAGTTCATTCTATTACAACCTTCAATAAATTGAGGTGAAGCCTGATTTGTTTCAATCCCTGCGGTTATACCAATGTTATAGTTACCCATAGGTTGGAACTCATTTGGTATTGTAATTTGTATCCAAACATCTGGCTTTTGATTTATTTGCCCTAAAACCAATCTACTCACCAAATCATCATCTATTGGTGATACCAATGCGTTTTGAGGTGTAGCACCCCACCTTTGAGGTAAAATCTTAACATCCCAATCCGGTCTTGCTTTTATCAAACTACGGACAAAGTCACGGCTACGAGCCCCGTAACCACTACGGGTTGCTATAGGGCAACTGCAAATACATAACTTTTTCATATTTTTACTATTTCAAATTTTTTACGAGGTTTCCAATTTTCAAATACACACTCCATTGATTCAATAAATGTCTCACCCATTTTTTCGGCTGTCATATTACCAACACCATTTACAAATGCGTGCGCTAACATCCCCGCTTTCACTCTTTCATCTGCTGGGGTATCATACCATTCCTTAATTGCGTTTCCAAAATCTCTGAAATCACATCTATCATCAAATATATAAGGTGTCAATGGTGAACCTTGCAATGAACGATTTGATGGCCATACCGGCTTCGCCCATTCGCCCCAAGTCAATCTACTCAAATAATCAGAACGAACATCGTGTAACGAACCCAATTCTAAATAATCATCTTCAGTTAAAAACTTACCATCCAATTTAAACCCACATTGGTCCTGCAACCCACCTGTAACATTTACCACAATTGGTATTCCTGCTCTCATTCCCTCACAAGTACTTAATCCAAATCCTTCGTTGGAGGTAAGGTTTACAATTACATCACCTGAGTTGTAGTACAGGTTTAATTCTTCGGTTGATATGCCAGGATTTGTAAATATGTATTTACCACCATTTGAACAATTCTTAATAACTTCGGGTATATCCGTTCCATTTTCATCTACCGGTTGGGTATGTAAAAACAAACAAACCTTATCACGCTTCTCCTTTGGTAATTGTTGAACAAAGTGGTCAAAAGCAATAATTAAATCACCAGGTTGTTTTCTACGAATATTTCTATTGTTCCACAACACCACAAATTCCATCTTATCAATTCCATACTTTTTCTTAAACTCCACCAACTTTTCGTTATCCTTTGGTAGTGGTTTAAAATGTTCGGATACCCCATGCGGAACATACTTAAATGTCCAATCAGGCAAATCCATACCATACTTTTTCAAACACCTTTTGTTGATACCATAAGTTTGCTTTGATATCGCCATCAACAAATCACAACTTGCGTAATAAGGTGAGTTCCACAGCGGGTCAGGTAAATCATCCCAAATATTGTAATAAAATATTGGAATCATCTGCCTAAGTTCATGCTCCATCTGATACAACCATATCCAATACCTCGGGTCAGTAAAGTGTAGAATAGCATCAGGCTTTTCCACATTTATCAATTGACGAACAATATCAGGATTTCCATATCCGTTTGTGCAATATATTTTTAGGTAAGCATCATCAACACCAGTTTCTTTTGCAGCATCCGCAGATACATCTAAAACCTTTCCGTTTTCGGGGTGGTTTAATGCAGCACCTAATTGAACCCAATCGTATTTGTGTAGGGTTTTTAAGACAAACTCTTTTGATTGAGTTGCTATTCCACTAAATAATCTTAAATCATCTGAAAGAAGGAGTATCTTCTTTTTCTTTGGTTTGTTAGGGTCTATTTTCCTAAGCTTTGGTAATTTTAATTCCATAAATCTTCGTAACTAACTTTAATATAAATATTATTTTCTAACCAATAAAAGTTACTTTTGAACCAGTTATTTTCAACATTTTTTTGAAATGAGATAATTCTCCGTGTGATATTTCTCCAAAATATAGTATCTTATCTGCGTTCCTAGCAATCAATTCATATTGGTGTAATTTTTGTGTTGCGTGGTAGGGTTTTTCATAATATGATTCGTTCATTCCACTATATAGGTTCATTGGTGTAGATGCTGGATTATATTCAATATATTTAACGCCCATTTCTAACGCCCATTTCTTAACCCATTTTTCAACTCCAGTTTGATTACCTCTTGAAATCAATATAAGGTTATCACCATATAAATTTTTTAATTTAAAAACCAAATCTTTGATTTCCATTTGGTTTTCATATCGGTCACTACCAATCAATGCTACCCTGGTCATAATCTTGCTCCTGTAAAATCTCTGTGTTACTTTCATCTTTTTTACGATAAATACTCAATAAAAAATCGGTTTTAATTCTATCAGTTTTTGGGCAAAGATCGTATCTACTTTTAAAAGGACAAAACTTGCATTGCTTATTATTAAATCCGGCAGTTGCTGGGAAATTATTATCAACCCTATGAGAACCATCTTTATTAAAGGCCTCTTTTACAAAGTCCTCAAACATTTTAAGAGTTTTCTTAATTGTTCTACCACCGTTTGTTGGTGAAAACTTTTGTAATCGGGTTACATTATACATCATCGCCTCATTCAACTTTCTTTTTAGGATTAGATATTTTACATCAATCTTTTTGTAATCAATCCCAAATTGTTGTGAGAAAAAGTGTTTGTATAAAATAAGTTGTGCTGTTTTTGTTTCATCTGCTTTCTGATAACTATTCCAACCATTGGTGGATGTTTTGATATCAACAATTAAGATGTTACCCGTTTCAATTTCTTCAAAAACTAAATCTAAGTAACTAATCATTTTTACATTATCCATACCCTTTACAATGGGTTGATATAATTTTGTTTCAATACCAAACAACTTCCACTTCCTGGTTGAGAATAACTCTGCCCTACTTTTCTTTAACTCATTTAGTATTTCTATTCCATCCAAATAAAATTCATTCATTTGCGATTTTGTAATCCACTCCTTTAAATCAGGCCGGTTTTCCAATAGAGTTTTATACTCCCTTGCCATCGTATCCCTTAATAAAGTTCCTAAATCCATTTCATCGGATTCTAATGGGGATTTTGTAAAAAGTGTTTTTAACCACTCCTGAATAGTTTCGTGCATACTCGTCCCAAAGAGCAGGTGAATAGAAGGTTCATCCTCTTTATGCCCATCCATATAGGTTAATTTCCATTTTTTAGGACAATTAACCCACATTGTGAACTGAGAGTAAGAAACCTTTACATCACCTACAGACTCCGTTGGGGTTGTAAAATCAAGTATACTACTGAAACTATTTTTCATAATCAATCAAAAAAGCTGGAAATGGTTCTTGCCCATGCAATCCTAAAATATTAAATTCATAAAACTCATAGGCTTCTTCATAACTCATACCATCTCTTTCCATAAGAGTTGATAAAATACATTTAATTGAATAAAGTAATTTTGTATCACTTCCCGCCTGGTCAACTTTACCCAAAATACATTCATTAAACCCATCCAACACAATCATCCCCTCATGCAAATCATCCAATATATTATTTTCCATTTTGTAAGTTTTGAATTTTTCTATCTAAATACCACTTTGCTTTTAATAAATCTTCCAATTCTTTGTCTTGATGTTTCTTTCCGGCACGGGATATGTATTTGACTGTATTACCCAAATGAAAATCCAAATCCCATGCTTCTATAACCTTAATCGCTTCATATGGGTTATCTACTCCACCATAATGATTGGGGTGGTTTACCATTTCTTTACTTTGCTGCATCTTTATACATTTTATCAATTTGAGAATCTTTAACGCCATACTTTTTTATAATACTTCTAACCTCATCCTCTGATAATATCTCTAAATAATCATCAGCTTCTCTGCTTGAGACCTCAAAGTACTTACAAATATACGAAATAATTTCTTCAGAAACAACATTTCCACCAGATTTTTTTATGTATTTATCAAAAGTTTTTTTCTTTGGTAAGAAATCATAATATACTTTATACACCTCCCTAGCACCCATTTGACCATTGGTAAATCTTTGAATTTCATTTACTAAATCAATGAATTCTGGATTCATACTCAACCAACGATTAGCAAGATAAACCGAAAACGATTTTTTATCAACATCCGAAAGGGAATCCCATTTCGTTTTGTTTTCCTTTAAACCACTCAAATGGTCAAAAAGAGTTTTAGCCTTTATCGTTCCCTCGGAACTATCACTTTTTTTCTTCGGAGGCATCAAATAAACCTTTTGGTACAAACTTTGGATGTACAGTCCCACACTCATTACAAACAACCACTGGGATAGGAATCATTGATGCTTTTCCGGTTGGTGATTGAATTGCAGGTAATTCTTTGAACATCATCTTTTCTTCAAAAAAGATACCCTCACAATTTGGACAAGTAACCGTCTGAAGCTTTGTTGGGTCTACATTAAACTGAACGGGTTGTTCGGGTTGTTGGGGTGCTCCCCCTTTGAAATCTACTAATTTTGCCATTTTTATCCTTTATTTACATTAAAATATTTACAAACATTGCCATTACATTTATTTCTTTATCCACCACCAACGAATCCTTATACTGTGCTTCGGCTATATTAACAATTGTTGTTCCAACTTTATTTCCGGCATACTCATCCACCCTCTCATATAGAGTTGAATACAACTTTGTATAATCCCTCACCTTTGAATCTGCCAATATTTGACGAATTTGTGTGAATTTACTTTTTGTATCAGCACCACTTTTTAAGATATCCACAATCTTTTCAGAATAGGTTGATTCAATACTGGATTGTTTATCAATCACCAACTTACCATTAATAACTTGCCGCTGTGCTGCATTTATCACCCTACGAATATCAGGATATCCACTATTAACAATCACCGCAAGGTCTTGCATCTCAAATTGAATACCTTCAGTAACTAATATTTCATTCAATCTTTTAGCCACATCCTTTTTAGATGGTGGTATGATTTCAAATGTTTGACATCTACTTTGAATTGGGTCAATAATTTTTTCAGGATAATTACATGTCAATATAAACCTCGTATTCTTACTAAAAGTTTCCATTAGGTTACGAAGTGCCGCTAAAGCAGCCGGGGTTAAAAAATCTGCTTCATCAAGTATTACCAGTTTCCAACCCCGAAATCCAGCTGATGCAGCAAATCCTCTGATTTTTTCTCTTAAAGTATCAATACCCCTTTCATCGGATGCGTTGATATAAAGATAATCACAATCAATAGCATTTACTATGATTTTCGCAAGTGTGGTTTTACCAGTACCCGCATCCCCATACAATAGCAAATGGGGAACATCGTTGTTTTCTATATAAATCTTAACTTTTTCTATGATATGTTCATTACCAACATATCCCTCAAGTCCAGATGGGCGATATCGTTCTACCCATAAACTATTTTCATTGTTACTCATCTTCCTACTTCTTTTAAATATGTTTCTTTTGCTTTTTCCCAGCTCATTCCTATAATATCTACATAAAAAAGTGATTCGGGTTTAATTCTCCCCTCATCAAACAGGGTGGTGTATCTACGAATTGCTTTGGGTTTCCACCAATTTATAGTATATTCATCACCTTTAACAAACTTATCCTTCATAACCAATTTATCTTCTTCTATCTCCCCCTTCAGAAATTCGTTACCATTTTCGTAGAATGGTGCAAGATACACCCCCCGTTTGAATCCGTGATCGTAAGCGTCTGATTTGATACCAAGCTCTTTATAGATTTGATGTATGATTTTTTGCTTTATCCCACTTACAGGCCCGTTTCTTTCGTAACCCATATTCGCACCATTCCTCTCCCGCTCTTCCGTTATCTCCCTCTTATACCAATCTGAATGGTTTTCTTTTAACCATTGATGCCACGGGTCATACACCCCATCATCGGGCTTAGTACTAATCTTACCCTTACTTTCTCCCAAAGTTTTAAAATGCGGAATACCATTATATTGTGAGTGAATTCCATACAACGAAGTCGTTCCTAATGCTACCAAAACATCATCATACTTCTTTTTCCAATAATTCCTAACAATGGGCGATGTAGCAAGTGCAGCAATTAATTTACCACCTAAAAAGTTGTATCCAAAAGGTTGAGTAGAAACAATCGTAGTTGCGATACTCGTATTGTTTAACTTCCCTTCTTTAAACTTATTATCCTTACTCCAACCAATGTAAGCATCTCTTACACCCAATGATGTAATATCAGAACCCAATGAAACCTGTCCTAAAACTTTGCCGCTAACTCTATCCTTTATCCATATCTTTACATTCCGACCAGGATTAGCAACAAACTCCATTGTATGGATTAGTTTTCGGATTTCTGTCCAGCGAGTAGATTCTTTTGGATTATCATCAACGATTTCTACATAAGGTTCTAATGATTCAATTTCTTTTATCGTTAGTTCTTTGTTGTAAATATCCGTTGGAAACCAAAGTGAATCATAGTGGGTAGCAATGATTGCCTTTTTGGGCATGGTATTTTTAAGGTCACCATTCCATTCCTGCCACTTTTTATATAAAGTCTGCTCTTCAACCGACATTGAAGATAGATAGTTCAAATTATCAATGAACTTCTTCTTTTCAACATCATAGTTGAATTCAGGCTTTGCTGGTTCAGTATCCCAAAACATATTATTTCACTTCAACTAAAAAGTATTCTGATTTAAAACCTTCACTCTCAAATGTACAATGTGCTAACCCCGCAGTTGCAATTTTTAGATTAGCTGCTTTTGGTGTTCGATTCGCGTTTAGGATTTCTTTTAAATACTTTGCAGAAAATGAAATTGGTCCTACCGAATCTTTGGTGCAAGTGCAATCAACTTTAATAGAAATTCTATTTGAGTTAATCTTTGAATACCCCAAAATAATCTCACCCTTACCACCTTTACATTGGAAGGTAAAAGTATCAGATTCGTTTAACGCACTTTTTGATTTAATGAACCTGCTAATAAACTCATCACTTAGGGTAATTTCAGATTCAAAATCAGGCACCTGCTTAATATCCGGCACCGCAGGGATTACTGATAGGTCAGCCATCATATAATTCACCATAGTTGAATTATCAGAGAACTCCAATGCAGCGCTTCCAGCAGTTACATTGATATTAGCATCCAACACACCTAATAGGTTTTTGAGCTGGGATGTGGTATATACACCAAATTCACCATCAGCGAATTCAGTATCTTCAGATGTAACAGTTCCCAATAGGGTTTTATCATCTGAAATAAATTTAACACTCATACCAGCTTTATCTGATACGATTTTTACTGATTCAATTTCACCACCCAAATTGTAGCGGCTTATGAATCCTTCTAAAGAAGTTTTTTTCATAGTTTTTTATTTTTTATTTTACACAATATACAAAATTTTTATCAATTATCCAAACATTTATAGAAAATAATTTTACGATTTTCACCAGTCGGCTTTACAAACTTTTTAGATAACTCTTCTGAATTATCCCATTTCATAGATGATGATTTATGTTCAGGTAAGCCTGCTGTAAAGCCAATGGATTGCCAATTATCTGCTTTATAAACTGCTCCAGTATTACCACCAGCTACAAATGTGATAATATGTTTAAGTTCATCTCCATATTTTTGTTTCCAAGCAATGGGGCCCTTTTTTCTCAATTCTTTTAAAACACGCGTTCCTGCATTCTTTATTGATTTTACCATACAAAATCTCCAATTATTACATATTGTATTGAAAACTTCCCTATATTCATTCTTACTCAATTTTAATTTATTCAATAAATCTTTTGGTGGTGGATATACCGAAGAACCTATACCAATCATACCAACAGGCTGAGATGGAAATGTATCTTCCTCATAAATTAACCAATCTATTCTCCTACCAACAGAAGCATTATTTGGAACATAGGAATGATAGTTTTCAATTATTTTTTTAACAATATCCTTTTGAGACTGTGTTTTAACCTCAACTAAAATCATCTCTTTAAAATCCAAAAAATTGTGAAGCTTTTTGTAAATTTTCATTTGGTAAATCCCATTTCATCGAATTGTAGAAATCATTTATTTTGTTTTGAAGAGAACCTTCCCAAATAGCGTTTAAGTCAGCGTAATCGTTAATTAAAGTTTCAATTTCCTGCGGGTCATTCCACCCTGTAAAACCAACGGTTTCCAACCCCAAATTATTTCTTTTCAAATAAATCCACTTAATCTTATCACCATCTTTCATTGGTTCAAATTTGAATGGGCAGTTGTAGTATTTCAATAATTGATTGTATGTAATAGCAGATTTAACGTGTGCGGGTGTTCCTTTAGGAAATTTACCTAACGATAATCTACCATTATCATACTTACTCAATTCTTTTACAGCAGAGTTCTTTGCAATATCCTTCTTTGGTTGAGTTTCCATCCCCGCCTTAAAATCCAATATCTTTTTATCAATATCTTTTTTATCTACACCCTTTAAGATATCCGATAAAACCTGCTCCATCACACCCTTAAAATAAGTTGGAAAATCTGAGCGTTTAACATCCAATCCCTTTGCATCAATCTTATCGCAGGGGACGGTGTTATCGTTAATAATCCATTGAGCATATCGTTTTTTAGCAACCCAAAACCCAGACTTAGCAATGGTTTCCTGCTTAATATCAAATCGGTGCTTTTCTATGTTGAACAACCTTTTTGACATTACATCAT